ACTCAAGCAGTTAAAGCATACAATTATATCTACACAGGACAAAATAAAGATATTATAGATTTTGATATTAATTTTGATATTGCATTCTTTACAAACCTTAATAATGATAGGGGACAAATGGGTGCAAATTCTAAAAAAGTAGACGGGACTGCCGAAGGCGATGCAGATGCAGTGTTAGTAACTAATCAAGGCGGCACTGCTTCAGATGGTAATTCAACGCTTAATAACTCTTCAGGACCAAGTTCAGGAAGAAGAGGCGGCGGCGCAAGACAACACGTTGAAAATGCTGTTGCTCGAATGTTCAATGATGCTATACTTAATACTGACAACGACTTAATTAATGTCACGCTAAAAATTCACGGTGATCCGTTTTATATTGTTGATGGAGGAATAGGAAACTATCTAGGAATTGAAAACCCGTTACATTCACAAATTACCGTTGATGGGGCTATGAACCCTCGGAATGGAGAAGTTGATGTTATTTTAAGTTTTAGAACACCAATTGATTACGACGGTGACGATGGATTTGTAAAATATCCTTTTGGAGGTTTCCTTCCGGTAGCAATGTTTAGCGGAGTATATCAGGTTATCACAGTAAACAATGTTTTTAACAAAGGACAATTTACTCAAGAATTAGACCTAGTAAGAAAGCGTGGACAAGAGTTAGGAAGCCTAAAAGACATTGCATCAAGTGTTGGTGGATTGTTTAGTGATGCTAAAGCAATGGTACAAGGAAGCGTTGCAAACATATTAGATAGAACTGAAGGAAATCAGCAGTAATGGCAACCGAACAAAGAACCCAACCAAAAGATAATTTACCTTCCGGAATTTACCTTGGGTTAGTAATAAGTCATCTTGATACTAAATTTAATGGTTCGTTGGAAGTAGAAATATTAAAAAGGACCGACTCGGGAAACTTATCTGCAAGAACAGGGCAAATTGTACAGGCAAAGTATCTAAGTCCATTTTCGGGTGCAACACCATATAAAGATATGACTCGTAATAGTGGTTGGAATAATACACAAAAAGGTTATGGATGGTGGGCAATCCCGCCAGATGCTGGTTCACTTGTAATGGTACTTTTTGCTGAAAACAACTATAGTCAAGCATATTGGATAGGTTGCGTACAAGACGAATTTATGAATTTTATGATTCCGGGAAATGCGTCTACTACGTATAATGACAAAGATAGATCAAAAGCACTGCCTGTAGGTGAATATAATAAAAAAGTTGAAACAGGAACAGGTAGAGATCCAACAAAATTTATAAAACCTCATAACCCGTTTGCTTTTGAAAAACTTGAAGAAGCAGGACTAACAACAGATCATATTAGAGGAACAACAACTTCTAGTGCAAGACGAGAAGTTCCTAGTATGGTGTTTGGAGTTAGCACTCCGGGACCGGTAGACCGTAAAGGACCGACTGCTAGATATGGACCTGCTGGATCTGAAAGCAATGTTCCGTTTAGTAGATTAGGCGGATCTTCGTTTGTTATGGATGACGGAGATATGAGCCTGTTAAGAAAAAATCCGCCATCGGGCAAAGATGGAGACAAGCTAGAATATGCAAGTGTTGAAGAAGGTAGCAGAGAAGGAAATGAATACTTTCCGGCTAATGAGCTTATCAGATTAAAAACAAGATCTGGACATCAAATATTATTACATAACACAGAAGATTTAATTTATATTTCTCACGGTAGTGGAAACAGTTGGATTGAAATGACCGGCAACGGAAAAATTGACGTTTATGCAAAAGATAGTATAAGTTTTCATACAGAAAATGATTTCAATTTTAATGCAGGTAGAGATATTAATTTTAGAGCCAACGGTGATATTAATTTAACAGCAGATGTTAATTTTAGAGCAACGGCTCGAGAAGACTTTGAGCTTTATGCAGACAAAAATGGAAAAATTCGTGCAGGAGAGGACACTAATATCTATGCAGGCGGCAACCATAAAGAAACTACTGGAGAAGGCGGCAAAATTTATATGAATAGTGATAACGCGGCTGAAGAAGCATCAAGAGCACACATTCCTAAAAGAGTTCCTAGACACGAACCTTGGAAATATCACGAAAATTTAGATCCTAAAGCTCACGTTCCTGATGAAACAAAAGCATTAGATCCAAGCGAACAAATTTCTGGCAGAGATAGAGGATATGAAGAACCAAACGAGGAAAATTTTGTATTCCCAAACATTCCAGATACATTTAAGAGGCCAACATAAATTAAGGTAAATACGGTATGAGCAGTTTAGAAAAAAAATTATATAAACAAATCGCTGTACAGGCTAACAATATTAAAGATAATGCTGCCGGCGGTGTCCCTACCTATAAAGGGTTTAGTACAATAGATACTGATAGCAAAAATCCTAATCTTTATGATATAGCTCTAATTAAACAAGATCTTATTAACCATTTTCACATTCGACAGGGTGAAAAACTTAGTGATCCTGAGTTTGGAACAATCATATGGGATATACTTTTTGAACCATTAACAGAAGATACAAAGAATGCTATTATTTCTAATGTTTCGAGAATTATTAACTATGACCCTAGAGTTAAAGTTAATCAAATTACTGTAGATACTTACGAAAGTGGCATACAAATAGACTGCGAGTTAGTGTATTTGCCGTATAGTATTGTTGAAAAATTACAAATGAAATTTGATGAAAAGGCCGGATTTATAAATTAAGTGCGTACTTTAAAAATCAAATAAATATAGTATAAGAGATTAGGAAAGCACAGATGTCGTCCACAGATAGACAAAACAGATTATTACTAGCAGAAGATTGGAAGCGAGTTTATCAAACGTTCCGCAATGCTGATTTTCAGAGCTATGATTTTGACAATTTACGTCGAACAATGATTAATTACCTCCGTGAGAATTATCCGGAGGACTTTAACGATTATATTGAATCAAGTGAATACCTTGCACTTATTGATCTTATTGCTTTCCTAGGTCAAAATATTGCATTCCGTGTTGATTTAAACTCTCGTGAAAATTTTCTTGAACTTGCTGATAGACGAGAAAGTGTACTACGTTTAGCAAGGTTGCTTTCTTATAATCCTAAGAGAGTACAAACTGCAAATGGTTTATTAAAAATTTCTAGTGTAAGAACTACTGAAGAAGTATTTGACAGTAATAACGTAAATTTACAAAATCAAACTGTTGTATGGAATGATCCTGCAAATGCTGATTGGAATGAGCAATTTACTAAAGTATTAAATGCTTCATTACCGGTAAATTCAACAGTTGGAAGGCCTGTTAAAAGTTCAGACGTTAACGGTATACCAACGCAACAATATAGACTTAATAGTACAAATACAGATTTACCGGTATATAGTTTTACCAAAACAATAGATGGTAGGGCAACAAGATTTGAAATTGTATCAACAGATATTTCTAACGATAATATAGTTGAAGAATCACCATTTCCAGGAAATAATTTATCAATACTTTATAGAGATGATGGAAGAGGACCTTCAAGTTCTAATAATGGATATTTTTCACACTTTAGACAAGGGTCATTAGAAGAAGGGTTGTTCACAGTAAATAATCCAATATCAAATCAAACAGTTGCTATTGAAGCTCCAAATATTAATAATAACGATGTTTGGTTATATAGTTTAGATAGTTTTGGTAATGAATCGTCTTTATGGACTAAGGTTGATGCATTAGAAGGTAACAATGTTATCTATAATAGTGTGTCAAAAAAGAATAGAAAAATTTATAGTGTTTTAACAAGAATAGACGACAGAATTAACTTAGTTTTTACTGATGGAGTATTTGGCGATCTTCCTAAAGGTTCATTTAAAATATTTTATAGAACTAGTCGAGCAGATAGAGTAATTGTCACACCAGAAGATATGAGAGGTGTTTCGATAACAATTCCATATTTAAGTAGACTTGGTAGAGAAGAAGAAATTACTATTACCTACGAATTAAAATATACAGTAGATAATAGCAGTCCTAGCGAATCTAGTGATAGTATTAAGCGTAATGCTCCGTCTACATATTACACACAAAACAGGATGATAACGGGTGAAGATTACCAAGTTGCTCCTTTAGGAATCAGTCAAGAAATTATTAAATCTAAAGCAGTTAATAGGACATCAAGTGGTATTTCAAGATATTTTGATTTAATTGATGCTACAGGAAAATATAGCCAAACAACATTATTTGGAAACGACGGTGTTGTATATAAAGAATATTTAAATCTACTAAAAACTTTTACATATACAACTAGAACAGATGTCGAAGGCGCAGTAGAAAATATATTAACCCCTATTCTTAATAATAAAAAATTAAGAAACTACTATCACGATAGTTTTCCAAAGGTATTAACAGGTGACTTAGGAGTTAATTGGGTTCAAACAACAAATGAAACTAATTTAAGCACCGGATATTTTAAAAACAGAGAACAAGTAAAAAGTAAACTAGGTAGTTTTACTGAATCTATATTAAAATTAGTAAAACCAAATAATATGGTTAAACTAGAAGCTCCTGCAGGTTTTTATTTTGATACTAGTTTTGAAAATCAAATTAAACAATTACCTACTTCAGGAAAACTTCCAAAATTTGGTGTATTTTATAAATGGGTTAAAATTATTAGTGTAAACGGAACTGGTGTTGAAGACACCGATGACGGATACGGACCAGTTTCGTTTAATGATATAATTCCTACAGGAGCATTATTAGTAGAGATCAAACCTACTCTACCTTCGGCATTAACTGACGAAGTTAAAACACAGGTTATAGATCAAATATTTGCAAATAAAACCTTTGGCATTAGATTTTCTCAGAATGACGGTGAATGGAGAGTTATTACTGAAAATAACTTAAACTTAACAACTGAGTTTTCTACTGGTAAAACAGGAGATGCAACTAATCAAAATCTTGACTCGAGTTGGTTGTTAAACTTTAAAACTGACGGAGAAAAATATACTATAGTGTATCGAGCAATGAGATATGTTTTTGAAAGCGATAATGAAATAAGATTTTATTATGATAGTAGCGATAAAATTTATAATACAAAAACAGGAAAAATTGTTAAAGATAAAATAACAGTTTTAAGTATCAATACCGCACCTGATATTTCTGAACCATTTACAGTTGACTATGATTGGGAAATAGTAGAATCATACAGAGATGCTGAAGGGTATGTCGATAGTAAAAAGATAGAAGTTAGTTTTTATGATGACGACGAAGATGGTGTAGTTGATAATGTTGACATTTTTGACGATATTGTTGCTTATGATTCACTAGCATCTTTAGAAGAACTTAGAAAAAAATATGTTATCTTTAAAAGATATTTAACAGATGACGGTGTTGAAGATTTTAATTATTTTTCAAATGCAAACCAAGATATTTTAATTTATAAATCAAAAGCATCATTTGTAGAACCATTAAGTACAATCGATGATGGAAAAATATTGTATTACATAGAGGACGATATTTTTGAAATTTGGGATAAAACAAATAATGTGTTAACATTAACTACAGACTATAAAGCTCGCATTGGCCGCGACGATATAAAATTTAGATATGTTCACGCCGCTGATCAAAATTCGAGAATTGATCCTAGTTCGAGTAATATTGTTGATTTATACTTGTTAACAAAAACATATGACACTGCATTTAGACTCTGGCTAACTGAAGAAATCATATCTAAGCCGTTGCCTCCAAGTAGTGATAGTTTGTTTATTCAATATGGATCTCAACTAAATCAAATTAAATCACTTAGTGATGAAATTATTATTCATCCGGTTAAGTATAAAATACTGTTTGGAGAAGAAGCGTCAGATGATTTAAGATGTAAATTTAAAGTAGTTAAAAATCCTGATGCTGTTTTAAATGATAATGATATTAAAGCTAGAGTAATAGCAAGCATTAGTCAATTTTTTGCATTAGAAAATTGGGATTTTGGAGAACCATTTTTCTTTTCAGAACTTTCAACATATGTAATGCAACAGCTATCACCTGATGTAGTAACATTTGTTATAGTTCCGTATCAGGATAGTCAAACATTTGGTTCATTATATGAAATAAAATCAGAAGCTGATGAAATATTCATTAGTGGAGCATCTGTTAGTGACATTGAAATTATTGATGCAGTAACAGCATCAAGATTAAAGGCATCCGGAAATGTTGTAACAACTTCTACAACAAATAATACAGGTATACAAAGTAGATAATAAGGTATAAACGTAATGGCTTACGAAAACGATCAGACTGAATTTCCGCTACCAGGAAGCAATTCGAGCGATAGAAAAAGTGAAAATCACTTACCTAAATATTTTAGAACTGAAGCTAATAGTAAGTTTTTATCAAGCACTATTGATCAGTTATTAAAGCCTGGAGTTGCTGAAAAGTTAAGCGGTTATTTGGGACGAAAAACAGCAAAATCTTATGTTGCAGGCGACAATTACATTCCTGATGTTTCAAAACAACGAGAAGACTATCAGCTAGAACCTGCACAAATTATTAAAGATGATATCGGAAACGTAGAATATTACAAAGACTATTTAGATTTAGTAAACCAAATATCAAACTTTCAAGGAACTAATAATAATCACAATAGAATAAATGAGCAAGAGTTTTATACTTGGAATCCTCATATAAATTGGGATATGTTTACAAACTTCCGTGAATATTATTGGTTACCTGCTGGCCCACAAACAGTTACTATTCCTGGCGAACAAAAAGAAATTACAAGTACATATACTGTAACACTACAAAATAACGGCGACAGTTATTCTTATTTGTTCACTCCAGACGGAGCAACCCCTAATCCTAGTTTAAAATTATATAGAGGTGTTAAGTATAGATTCGAAATTAATACACCCGGACTTCCATTAACATTTAGAACGCAAAGAACACTAGATGATCAGTTTTTGCTTGCTGAAGGTATATCAGCACAAGAAGTTGAAGACGGAGTTATTGAACTAGAATTAAATGCAGGAACTCCTAATGAAATATTTTATGTATCTAACAATGACATTAACCTAGGCGGAATAATACGAGTAGCAAATATTACTGATGCTACGTTTATTGATGTTACATCAGAAATAATAGGTAAAAAATATTATACAACTAGAGACGGATGGTCATTAACTAACGGAATGAAAGTTAGATTTAGTGGAGATGTAACTCCGTCACAATATGCTAATTCAGAGTGGTATATTGAAGGTGTTGGAGATAAAATTACATTAGTGTCTGATACTGATGTAGAAGTTTCTTTCCCTGTAGGAATTGATTTAGAAGTACCATTCGATGCTGAAGAAGGATTTGACAGATTACCTTACGGTGAGGCAGTTGGATATCCTAAGAATAAAGATTATATTGTTATCAATCGTTCATCAATTGACGGCAATTTTTGGTCAAGATACAATAGATGGTTCCATAAAGAAGTTATTGAACTGAGTGCAAGTATTAATAATCAACCTGCAGATATAGACCAAACAGCCCGTGCTAATAGACCAATTATTGAATTTGATGCAGGCCTTAAGTTATTCGAGTTTGGCACTATTTCGAAGCCTGTAGTTGATCTTATCGATACAATAACAACCGATGCCTTTTCAAATATAGAAGGAAAATTAGGATACAATATTGATGGTGTAACTGTAACACAAGGTATGAGGATTTTATTTACTGCTGACCCTGACCCTCTAGTTTACGGTAAAGTTTTTCAAGTAGAATTTATAAACTTTAAAGGTAGCGGAACTGCTGGCCAAATTAGTTTAAAAGAAGTTGCAGACACAGATCCAGTTAAAGATGAAAACGTGTTGATTATTTCCGGAGAAAAATATTCTGGATCAATTTGGTATTATAACGGAGAAAAATGGCTACAAGGTCAAGAAAAGACTGCTGTTAATCAGGCACCACTATTTGATGTGTATGACAGTGACGGAAATTCATTTAGTGATAGTTCGGTATATGATGCAACAACTTTTAAAGGTACAAAGATTTTTAGTTATAAGGAAGGTTCGGGTGCTAACGATAGTGTTTTAGGTTTTCCTTTAAGTTATAGA